GCCACTAGGGGGCGGTTCATGTCGCCTACTGCTTCGTGCAATATGCACGTTCCATGAACTCTGAACACATCCAACTAAAACAGTTGTAACACCTTCTGGTGCTGTACCAATACGTGAAATCACGACTAGCTCGTAGAATGAACTCGCCCGTGAGACGGGACTGCTTCCACACAAGGTTGCCTCTCATGCGGTGATAACTTGTACCCGGTATTACCTTGTCCACAACATCACCTTTCTTGTAACGTACCCTCACTTTGTCGACGCTCGTGTAACCGTCACGCCCCTTGATTCTGTACGTCTTAACGTCCATCACAATTCCCTCCAGCAATGTGGACAGTACGCACATTCGGGCCTGTGCTTCCTGTACCACCAATGGATTTTCCAGCAATCAATCATTGATTCCACCTTCCTGTTTTTTATCTGCAGATATACTGCGAGATTCTTCATCACAAATTCGTGTACGTTGTGGATCCACAACTCCCCCTGGTGCTTCCTCTTTTCTTTCTTGTTCTTTCTCGCAATGCTGTTCAAGCTTAACGAGGTTAACTTGTAGGTACATACCGCAAGGCATCTCTCTAATATTGCGAACTTGTGCAGGCTTCCAAGTCCACTTGTTTTCAATTTTTACACGCCAATATAACTTTGCCATGTATACACGTAATACTTGACGGTTTATATTTGTATACACCGTTTATGTGTTGGTTGTGCGATTGCTACACCTATTCAACCCATTCGCTGCCACATCTGTAGCAGATTACATGCAGAACTTGTATTGTAATCGCTTTGTCATCTGGTTGCGTACTTTGTACGTCCACCAAATTCGTGTCCGAATTTCTTGGATGGTAACCGCAAGTTTCACACACAGACGCCAGCGCCATATTCTATCAACCGGTCCAAGAGGCCAATTTGATATGCGATCAACGAACCGAGCAAATACTCGATACGTCGCTCCACCAAGTGTCTCACAATGTTTGCTTTTTGGCCAACATCCATCGCTGCAGCTGTGACTTCGCTTGCGACTTGGTCTTGCATCAAATCACATCCGCATCAATGCCTCGGTAACTGCCGGGGGCAAGTTCCACGAGAACTGAATAAACATCATTCGCAATCGGCGATGTTATCTCGACCTCAACTAGTCCGCACATCGCTGTAAATCCTCCGACACTGCTGCGTCCATCCGCACCTAGTGTCGTTTGCTGAACCACCAAAGGTTTTGGATGATTCGAGCCGTCACCGGGGTACGTTAAGAGATTATATGGTGAATCATCATTTTTTGTACGCATATCAGCTGCAATTTCATGTGCAACTTCATCCGTTCCAAGATTGTAAATCGGGTCGAAATCAAGTGCCGCCTTTACCGTCGGTGAATCATTGTTCACTGTGGCTCTGGAGTCGCCGTAGGACTGAATCAATCCTACATTGCTCATCATTGGGGCGGTGCCATGATGAGGACCCAGCATGTGAATGTGCATTGTGTCCGCTCCCGCTGAACCAGCGGAACTCACGTACTCCGAATACAACCATTCCCCTACTGTTATACTGTTGCCGCCATTGTCTTTTGGCAATGGCTTGTTTCCAGTTATCATGTCCACACTCAAATAAACTTTGAAGTCGTTCCATGTCGGTCGTACATCCACATTGCTTTGACCCATCGCCATTTCTTGCATCTTGGTCCAAGCTTTGAATCCACGAGTCCACGCCTGCTTTGCAACCCACGATTGTGGAATGCATGCAAACGTGACCCTACCAGCGTTACCCGGTGGGGTTGCGATGGTGTTCGATGATACGATCGAAACACGCTTAACGTGGTAGCTCCTACCTTGACGCATCAATCGTCTGTTAATAAATGACAAATCTCTTGCTAGGTCAATGTAATGGGACGTTTCGGTTCCGGGCGTCCCACTATTTTGCAGCTCATACCGAAGGTATCGTACTGCTTCTACATGCTTCTTCCCTGAACGGGATTTCTTTGGTTTGGTCTTATGTTTAGCCATTATACCAACCCTATTGGATAGAGTCTATTAATTTTCGCCCACCCCTCCCCCTAGCCGACAACTTCGTAGCCTACGGACGTACCGAGCGATACCTCCGTATCTCGACTACCTCGCTTACCGACAATGACGGTCTTTGATATTTACTCATGCTTGTATCGCATTTTCGTACGACTTGGCTGATTTTGGCGTCGTCCGACGGCGAGCCCCTACACTTCGTGCAGGGGAACCCCCAGCGTGCTAACACTCCTCCTTCGTCGTCGCTGCGCAGCGCTCTCGCCGATCGCATCGAGATGCATTAGCCACTAGGGGGCGGTTCATGTCGCCTACTGCTTCGTGCAATATGCACGTTCCATGAACTCTGAACACATCCAACTAAAACAGTTGTAACA